TCACCTCGGGCCTCCCAGCACCTCACGCAGCTCAGGGGCGACCGCGCGGCCCAGGGCGGCTCGGAACACCTCCCAAGCCTCCCAGTGAGCCGAGAAGCTGTCCGGCCGGTGCAGACCGCGCAGGACCTGCTCGACGGCCTCCTCTTGACGAGCGCTGAGCCGTCCTGCCAGGCGCTCGGAGTGGACTTGGACCTGCAGTTGATCCACGGCCGCTGGCAGGAATCGCATGGCCCATTTCTTCATCGTCTCGATCAGGCGAGCCATGGCGCGCGAGTCGGCCCAGTGGAGGTCGTCCACGTAGGCGATTCGCTTCACGTAGGAGGCCAAGGCCGCCTCGGTGGGCACTTTGACCACGTCCAGCTCGTGCAGGAACAGCCACAACGCCCGGACCTTCTGGGCTTCCGGACGCGTGTCCTGCCGCCTGTCGCCGGCCTTGGAACGCACCTTGAAGCCGGCACGCTTGGCCTGTTCCAGGACCCGTTCCAGGTTGGAAATGCTCATGCTCTTGGTTGAGTCAGCGTTTCCAGCGGTGCGCAGCATCGTCCGATAGGTGGCGTCATCCATGCCGAGGTCGCGCTTGGCGACGTGGATCAACTGCACGAGCTGACTGCGACGGTCCTTGCTCACCCCGCACCTCCGAGGAGCATCGGCTGCAGCCACCAGAACCACCCGCCCACTACGATCGTCCCCGCAAAGGCGATCTGCTGCGCGAGCAGCGCCCAATGGCGACCGCGAAGAGCGAATTCCGACCACGCCGCGCAACTCACCAGCAGCGCAGCGAAGCCCCAGATGGGATGAACGCTCGGGATGCCGAGCAGGACGGCGCCAGCGGCGCCGAACACCGCTGCGAGGTACTGGGAGGCCGCAGGGCCATACAGGAACCGCACGGCCGCCACGAGGCAGGCCAGGCAGACCGCAAAGGAGAGCAGGTTCGGATTCATCGGGTCCTTTCGCGAAGCGTCGGAGGTCGGCGCTTTGGGAAAAAACCCCAGCGCCGAGGCGCCGGGAAAGTCGTTTGCCGGCGGCCCGGTCAACTCGACAAGGAGAAATCTGAATCGCGTCAGATGTCGATCGGGCCAATCAGCGTTTTGCCTTCGGAAGTGGAGGAGTCGGGCCACCAGCCGTGTGGATCGGCCAGCGGCAGCGCCTCGGCGCGCGCCAGGTCGAACACGCTCGACACGCCGCGCACGTCCAAGCGCGGCGCCGAGGCGGCCGAGACGCTGCGATGGATGAAACCGGCGCGCTCTGCACCTCTGCGCCCGGTGTAGATGGCTCTTGTGCTCATAGCCGCGCGGGAAAGAAAAGGATCAACGTCAGAACGCAAACCGTTCCGGCGACGACGCCCGTTGCGCCCGTGAGGAGCACTGTTTGAAAGGACATCAGGCCGAACAGCGCAAAGAGCCATCCGACGAACAGCATGACCGCGAACGTCAGGAAGGACAGGAACGCGCCGACGATCAGCGCGTGCAGTGCGAACAAGCGCGCCGTGCTCATACGGAGGCCAGGTCCAAGGGAATCGCCTCGTAGGCATCGGAGTCACCGACGCGCCGATAGACGCGGACGTAGGTGGCTGTGCCAAGCCCCTGGATGCTGTCGCGGATGGCCTGCATTGCCCGCTTCCACTCGTCATCGTCCTTGATTTCCAGGCGGAACAGTTCCAGTACGGCGGCGGTCTTGATTTGTCCCTTGGCGTCGGTGCGGAAGGCGCGGTCCACCAGCACGCGGATGTTCGCGTTGGCCCCTTCACTCCAGCGATCGATGCAGGCATTGATCAGTGCCTTGCCTGCCTCGATCTCCTCAGTGAATCCGATCTTCTCGGCGACCGAGCGGACCACCTTGATCGAGCCGTCGTATGTGGCGATCGTCACGTTGCCCTTCTCGCCGCCGAGCTGTACGTCGTAGCGCGCACCGGCGATGCGGATCAGATCCGCAATGTCGGCCAGCGTCTGGCTCTTGAACCAGCGGAGGTTCTCGGAGATTTGCAGAGCCCGCTCGGCAGTGATCCGCGCGACCTGATCGCGGAGCTTGTCGTGCTCGCGCACCTGATCCTCGGGCACCAAGTGTCCGAGCGCATTGCGCATATACCCCGCCGGGGCCGTTTCCTTCTTCGTCATCGAGAGACTCCTTCTCAGTGGGTGGGAGCCCCGGAGGGCTTCTGGTTTGTGTCGTGCCAGCGGGCCAGCTCCAGGCCCAATGACACGCATTGCTCGGCCGTGGGCACGGTGCAGCACGGGTGCTGTTTCGCGCAGACACGAACCAGGGTCAGCAGCGCAGCCAGCGCGACGTCGTGGTCCATGCTGTTCACCACGGGCTGCACCAGGTCGATCAAGGCCTCGATGGCAATCGCGTTCTCGGCGGGGGTCACAGCGCACCTCCCTGCTTCACTGCTCGGTAGCTGTCGGCGACCAACTCATAGGCAGCGCGACCGGCTCTGATGTCCTCGTCCAGGATCACGGCGACCTGTCCTCGGTTGAGTCCCGCAGCCTTCGCCAAGGAGGCGCGTGGAATGGCGGAGCCATCGGCGGGCAGCAGGGCCAGCAGCACGACTCGGAGGCGTTCGCTGTCGGTCACGAAGCGCCCTCCTGGCCATCGCCGGCCCCGCCGCGCAGCCGCGCGCGGTATGCCCGAACGGCGTCAGGCATCGGCGCCGCGTTGCGCGAGTCCGCTTCGATCTTCGCCACCGCGGGATCGACGCCTCCGTAGACCACGCCGAGTGCTTCGCCGATCGGCAGCGGCTGCCCGCCCACGGTGACCGTGTCGCGCCGGCCGGCACCGCCGCGTCGCTCTGCCTCGCGCTGTTCCTCCGCCTGGGCGGCCGTCTTCTCGGCGAGGTTGAGCAGAGCGCCGTAGACGTAGGCGTTGCTGGGCAAGGGCGTGCGCAAGGAGCCCTTCGCCGCGGCCTGGAAGGTCGCCGCGAATGCCGCAAGCCACATTTCCTGGCTGACCTGAACCGCGCGTCCGTTGCGCTCGATCGAGGCGCGCAGGACATCAGGCACCAGCTCAGCCAACGCCTTGCGCACACGCGTCCAGTTGAGCTGGTGCTTTTCCGGCTTGAACAGGCGCACGTAGCGGATGAGCGTGCCGCCCAGCGGCAGGCTTCGCTGGAGCACGTCTTGCACCAAGCCGTGCACCTCTGCGTCGTCTATCACTCGGAAAATCACCGAGTCGATGGACTCCTCCGCGCCGCACGTTGGGCAGGTGTTCACGAGAATGGACATCAGCGCCGGCCCTCGCTTTTGCAAAGCTCGTAGCCCTGCCGCATGCCTGCGTTGTGCGCGCGCTCGAGTTGACGGTCCTTGTCGTCGCGCTCGTAGTCCTTGATCGCCAAGGCGAACAGGCCGCACATGGCAAACAGCACCGCCCAGAGGCCCCAAAAGGCGATGCTGCGCTCGGTGGTCACCTTGTGGCTCAGAGGGGCATGCCCCGTTGTGGACGCCTTCATGCGAGGCTCCTGAGGGCGCTGATGCGCCGGGCATCGGGAAACGCGTCGAGGGCCGCGATGACGGCCGAGCAGCCGTCCCGGTAGAGGCCGGCGTGCCGGCCCACCGACCCGTCCTGCATCGTGATGCGGATCAGGAACGTCTTCATATCGATTTCACCGCCGCCGCGATCAGGGCCGCGCTCAGCCGGGGCGCGCCGATCTTCACCGCCTCGTTCATAGCGGCGCTGACCAGGTTGTTGATAGCCAGCGGATGGCACAGAGACACATTGCGCGTCTCGCGTGTGCCGCGGCGCGTCTCCGCCACCGACATGCGCAGGCGGTTGCGAATCTCGTCCACGGCACTCGGTTCGAACACTTTTTCGAACTCCACCTCGATGCGCTTGAGCTTGTGGCGAAGGTATCCGTCGACGTGGTTGTCCAGCGCGGGGAGCCGCACGATCTCGCAACGCTGCACCACCTCGCGCACCTCGGGGTTGTGCTCGCTCAGCTTGTGCTCCAGCTCGGTCTGGCCCACCAGCACGATTGCGAGCAGCTTCCGGAAGCCGTCCTCCAGCTCGTAGAAGCGCTTCATGTGCTTCAACGTGGGGATGGCCAGGTCGTGGGCTTCCTCGATCACCAGGACGTGTTTGCGGCCGATCCTGGCGCTTTCCTTGAGCAGTTCGTGCATCTGGCCGGCGCGAGCCTTGGTGCTGCGCAGCGATGTGCCGGGAGCGATCTGCTGGATCACGGCCGCGGAAATGTCCGCAGCCATGAGGGGCTGGCCCCTGCGCTCCGACGAGGACATGCCCACGACGTACGGCTCGATCACACTGATCGCCTCGCCCTGGTTGTTGATCCAGTGATGGAGGTCCTTGCGCAGCGTGCTCTTCCCGCCGCCCGATTCCCCGATCACCGCGAGCATGCCGCCGTGCTTGGCGGTCTGACGCATTGCGGAGCGGACGTAGCGGATGTCGTCCGTCACGAACACGTCCTGGTCCGTGTCCATCTCCTCGTTGAAGGGGTCGCGCGGCAGGCGGAAATGTTCCTTGGCTTCGCGCGTGAGCCGGTGTTTGCGCAGTAGCATGTAGTCGTCCTCGGGTTGATTGCTTTCGGGCTGGGGGCCGGAGTTCGCGGCTTGCGCCGCCGTCGCCGAGGCTGCGTTGGCGCGCAGTCCCGGCGATGCTTCGTTGAACGCGCGCGCGATGGACGGCAGGTCCACATGGTTCGCGATCAGGAATTCGGTGATGCGCTCGCGAACGACTTCGCGACCGCCGTAGCCCGTGGGCCACTTGTCGTAGTTCAGGATCAGATTCACCAGGGCATTGCTGCAGCCAAGGTGACGCGCGAGCGAGGCATGCGTGATGCGCCGATCTGCCAAGATGGCCTTGAGGCGGAGGGTTGCCATGTCAGACCGCCCTCAGGCCGCCCACGGCCCGCATGGGTTGCTCGACCGGTGCCGAGAATTGCGCGATCAACGCCTCGATCTGGTCTTCGGGCACGCCCTCGGCGTAGCGCGAGGACATGAAGGTGTACTCCTCGCTGGTGAGGTTGCGCCCGATCGCCGAGCGAAGCCGCAGCATCGCTTCGGTGGCGTCCAGGACTGCCGGCGCTAGGTGCGCTTGCACGTGGGCCGGAGCCTCAATCTCGGTCCCCGCTCGCCGCAGATACGAAGGCATTTCGATGCCCTGCAGGTAGCTGTGAGCCACGAGCTTGCCCTCGAACGGCGCCAGTTTCTTGTCGCGCGCGGCTTTGACCTCGTCTTCGCTCAAGCCGGGATAGGCGGCCGCATCCATGGTCTTCGCGGCGCGTTCGGCTTCGGTGCGAGGTGCGGACTTGTACTCCGTGCCCACCTCGGCAGCGGACTCGGGCTGCCCGAAGCGATCGAACTCCAGCTCGGGCTCGACGCGGTGAATGATCATTTCGCCGTCATAGCGCGGGACCTCGATCTGCACCGCGCACTCGCCGTAGACCAACGCCCGCACCTGTACCGTGTCGCCGACGTTGACACCGTCGAGACCGCGCAGGCTGTATGTCGCAGGGCGATCAGCGGATGGATGCTTGAAGCTGATGGAAAGGTTCGGCTTGACCTGGCGCGGCTGCTCGCGGCTCGCCATCAATGCACGGCAGACCTCCACCGGCGGCAGCAACCGGAGTTGATCGGCCGTGATCAGTTGCCAGAGGTCGTAGCGCGCGGTCGACGCGGCCAACCCGGCGCGGCGCAAGCGCGTGTCCTGGCCGGGAATGAGGTTCGCGTTGTAGCTGTTGGCCCAGGCCATCGCCGCGGCGTTGAGTTGCGCGACATCGTGGACCGGCTCGAAGCGCAGGCGCGACTCGAACTGAGTCTCCACGATGTTGTTCGCGTTCTCGACCCCGCCTTTGGCGCGGGCGTTCCCTGCCTCGTGCTCCAGAGGCTGGACCTCCAGCTGCTTGAGCAGGTTGCGGATCGCCGCCGACTGGTTGGCGCTGCCCTTGTCCCACAGCATGAAGCGCGGCACGCCGTGGAAGAGACGGCCTTCCTGTTGCCCCCATGCGTGCATGAGGAAGTCGAACAGGTTGTGCTGGTCTTCCCCCTGGGCCTCGCAGTACCACGGCACGATGGTGGCGCTCGCCTTGTCGTACAGGACATAGCGATAGACCTTGAATTTGACCTTCGCCATCCCGTCGAGCTTGTTCTTGTAGAACTCGCGATCGCGGACGATGTACTGGCGATCGCGAAGGTAGTACACGAGGCACAGCGACGGATCGACCTGATGGGTATGGTTCGGATGTGGAGCGCGCAGTTGCTGCACCGGCGCCGCGACCCGCTGCGAGGACACGTCGAGCTTGCGATCACGCAACAAGCGGTTCAGATGGCCGTTGGTCACGCCGAAGCTGATTCCGTTCTGCTCCAGCATGCCGCGGCTCGTGGTCGTGAACAGCGTTTGCTTGCCGTTGTCGCGGATCGATTCACGCTGCGTGGCGCCGAGGGCGGCCAGCGCATCGGCGGACACGCTGGTGGAGCCTTTGTCACAACGCGCGCGGCGGCCGGAAGACCAGCCGGCCGCGGTCTTGAGCTGGCGGTATACGGTCTGGGGCGACCAGTTCAGGAACTTTGCCGCGTCCTCCACGAGAGAGGTCGCGCGCCCGTGCTCCGCCACATCCAGCCTCCGGGCCAGCCCGCAGACGTACTCGTAGATTTCGGGGGACAGCGCAGCCATGTTGGGGTCGTCCACCTCAGGCCGCCTCGGGCGTGGTCATCAGGAACTGGCGAGCCGCGGCGATGTCCGGGCCGAAGCGCATGTCCAATTCGTTCTGCAGGGCGCCGACCATGTGGGCGGTGCGAGTGACCGCGTCATCAAGATGGACGAGAACCAGCTTCACGCTGCGCGGCATTTCCATGCCGTCCTCGACGCCTTGAAGCTCCGCGTTCCACCACGTCTCCAACGCGACGACGCCTTCATGGTGAGCGGCCAGGGCCTTCTCCAGCAGGCTCTGGCGCTCTGTGATTTCGACCTGGAAGGGAGTGATACGGTCGTCCAGCGGCGCGATGGCCGGGCGCTTGCCTGCAAGCTTCTTCTCGGCCTTGTCGGCGCGGTCGCGCTCCTTCTGCAACTGCTGGCCGTTGAAGTCCGAGTCGTGCTTGGCCTGGCGCAGCGCAGCGCGCAGCTCGCTGGCACTCATGCGGTCCACGTCGTCCAGCCCGGTCAGACTCTCCAGCACGTCATCGTCGTGCGTGACAAGTTCCAGGAACGCGCTGGCGTTCTTTACCTGCGTGCTCAAAAGCGCCAAATTGGCGCTTTTGGCGGTCTTGGCGGCCGCCTGCATGAAGCGCTGGGCCGACCGTGTCGAGAACCCGAGCAGCTCCACGCGCTGCACGAACTCCCCATGAGGGGCAACCTCCTTGAGCAGCAGCAGGCGTTTGCCAGTTTCGAGGCAGGCCTCCACGGTGCGCCGTTGGTAGAAGCGGATCTCGTCCTCCAGCGAGCCAACGGACAGGCTCCCCTGGTAGCCCAGTTCATGGGCAAGCTCGCGTGAGCGCTTTTCTGCCTCGGTGGTCGCTTGAGCATTGGCCTCTTGCGATGCCACGATGGCCGTGGTGCGCGCGGGCAGGATTTCGGGCATGTCGGCGGGGGCCAACGGTTGGGTCTTGGGGCGTGCCATTGCTACGGTTCTCCTCGGTTAAATCAGCGCCCTGTCATCGAGCGCTTGGTGTCGGAAATTCGGTTCTCCAGGCGCTCGAAGTCATCGAGCACGCGGAAGCACTGCCGCGTGTACTGGGTGGTGGGATAGAAGCGGCCGCTGTCCTCGCTCTTGCGGGCCCAGCCCTTGGCGATCAGCACTGCCATGCCACGGGTCACGTTCGGCGCGGAGGTCTTCACCGCGTGCGCGAGGTCGGTGTTGGTCGCACCGTTGGCGGCATAGCCGCACAGCGCTTCAAGGAGGTTGAGCAAGCGTAGGCCGCTGCCGCTGACGTCGCCCGTGCTCATCGCATCACCGTGCTGGTGAATTCGGCCTTGAGGTCCCTCAGGCCCTGGCCCCAGATGCGGCGCACCTCTGCGAGTCCGGCCCTGGAGCGGACGCGCGCAAGTACCAGGTCCAGATCGCCCTGCGACATGGCGCCGAAGCTCATCGGAAGGTGCGGATGCCGCGCATAGCCACGCAGAGCCTCGCGGCACGTGATGTTCAGGTCCGGGTACTGCGAGAACGCGGCGAAGCGCGCCATCGGCCTTCCGTCGATGGAAACCTCGTTGGCGCGAACGCGAGCGCACATCAGTGCGTCCTGGACTGCCTTGAGTGGAATCGTCTTGTTCATGCGCTCAGGGCCTCCGCGCAGTCGACGATAGGAAGCAGCATCTGGGCAATGCTTAGGCGCGCCTGTGTGTCCGGGCGCACCAGGAACAGGGTGCGCGAGGGTTCGGCGAACATTGGATGCCCCTGATAGGCCCCCACCTCGAAGAGCCGGAGATCGCCCGCGCCGCGGGGCGCGATGGCGGCCTCGACCAGTTCCCGCTCACTCTGAACGTTGTAGACGTCCAGGTCCAGCTTGGTGACGTTCCAAACGATGGCAACGACGTCTTGGACGTGGTGCGCGGGAGAGGCGCCGAGTGGGCAGTCGAAGAAGACCACGAACTCGCAGTCGTGGAGTCGGGAGCCGATGACGGCCCGGAAGAGAGAGGAATTCAGAAGGGAGGACACGGCGAGGCCTTTCATTCGGGTTCGAAGTCAAGTTCGGGGGTGCTGTGCTGCGCCACGTTGGCACGGTGCCAAGCAACGTTTTCGAGGTGTGCCGACAGGGCCTCGACGGTTTCGTCGGGCTTGGCCTTGCCGGCGTAGAAGTCGGTGAGGAATGCCAAGGCCTGGGCGAAGCTGGAATGCAGCTCGACCATGTCGGCATCCTTGAGGGGGCGGCCCGAGGGGATGTCCACGAGCATCCGCCCGCTACTCGCGGCGAGCCAGCGCGTGACGAAGTCGATCCCGCAGGCGGTTTCGAAGGGACGGATCAAGATCGCGGGAATGCGGCCCGTCTGGAGCCACTTGTAGACGGTCCAGTGGTCGGCAATCCCCATCTCCTCGGCGATGCGCTCGACCGAGCGGTTGTGCTTCTCGCGAGCGTGGTCCTTACACAGCTCCAGCGCGTGGCGAAGGCTGGTGGCGCGCAGGCGCTTCCAATTGCGGCGGCCGGTTGGAGTCATGCGAGCGCGGCGCCGGCCGGCGCTTCCAAAGAAATGGCGCGGCTGGGCCTAGTGGCCGCTGACCCGATCTCCCACAATTGCCCGAGGGACAAGAAAGGGAAACCGTATGTAAGATGAAAGCCCAGCATGTCGGAGGCTCAGGCCGTCGCCATGCTGGCAAGGCTGGCGCGGGAGACCTCGCCTTCCTTGATGCCGAGCTGGACCGCGATGTTGTGACTTTCGCCGCGCAGACACTTGCGCTGCGGGTTGCTGTCGCTGTCCTTCAGGATTTCGCGCACCAGGGCGGCGGAGTAGTTGTGCCTCTTCGCCCATCCGGTGTACGACCATCCCTTGCGGTTGAACTCTTCGCGGACTTGCTGCCGGGTTTTCAGTGGCATTTCTGCGTTCCGTTTTGTGTGCATCAATTGGCGTTGATGCGCGGTTGTTGAAACTTGTGTGCCCGCATTTTGGTGTTCAAACGAACACCAGTCAAGCGGAATTTGGATGTTTGAATGGACACCATTGGGGAGAGGCTGCGCGAGGAGCGTGAGCGCCTGGACTTCAACCAGGTCGCGTTCGGCGCGATCGGGGGAGTAGCCAAGCGCGCGCAGATCCACTACGAGCAGAACGAGCGCTCGCCTGATGCCAAGTACCTCGCGGCCGTGGCAAAGGTCGGCGTGGACGTGCGTTACGTCATCACGGGCGAACGGAAAGGGCCGGTGCCGGTGAAGCTGACGGAGGAAGAGGCCGCGATGCTCACCTACTGGCGGGAGGCGACGAAACCGGTACGGCGTGCCGCACTTGGAGCACTCATTGGGGCATCTCCTCAGAACGTCGAGGCGGCACCCACCGTCCACCAGGAGATCCGCGGCAACGTACACGGAGGCGTCGCCGCGGGAGACATCGTGAACCGGAGAAACACGAGAGAAAAATGATGCGGCAGGTCATTCAGAGGACCGTCCACGGGGGAGTCGCTGGGCGTGACATCTACAACATCGATCTTGGCAACTGCACCGAGTACGAGGCTCAGGAACACTTCCACCAACGTACGGGCATCAGTTGCACCAAGCTAGCCCGGGAGCAGCTGGTTTACTTGGGCGAGCAGTGCGAGTTTCACTATCGCCGTGAGCTTCGCCCGGCGATCGGGGGCGGCGCGCTCGTGTGGTCGAAGAAAACTCACAGCTGGGGCCGGGGTTCGTGCGTCCTCGACTACGCGATGGCGTCAATCGTCGGCGCGCTTCTGATGGCGCTCGCCGTGGGTGTTGCCATGCTGTTGCTGTCGAACCTCTCAGGCTCGCACGCCATCGTTGGCGTGATGCTGGATGCGGCTGTCCTCTTCTTCCTTCTAGGGCTGCTGCACATCCAGTTCGTACGGCCGCATCGCATCGCAGCTGCGGCAATGGAGGCTCTCGGCAAGGCACCGCGAGGCCGGTTCAACATCAGGCAATCCTGATCGAAAGGGCTGGGGAGCCCGGAGGAGAAGAGCGATGAACAGATGGGGTTTGGCAGGCCTACTTGGTGCCCTGTGCGCGATGCTCAGCGCGCCAGCATGGGCGATCAACAAATGCACCGGCGCCGATGGCAAGGTCTCCTACCAGGAGGCGCCGTGCGCCGTGCAGCAGAACGCGCAAGAACTGAAGCTCCAGAAGGCCGCGCCTCCGTCTGACCTGGACTCGCGCTTCGCCAACGCAATCGCCGTGGGAAAGGTGATGGTCGGCATGACGGCCGCGCATGTTCGGCGGGCATGGGGTGAGCCAACGAAGATCAACGTCACGGTAGGTGGCTCCGGTCGCACGGAACAATGGGTCTACCGCGGCTCAAACTATCGAGACTCTTACGTCTACCTGGACAACGGGCTAGTTCGCAGCATTCAGGGCACCGAGTAGGAGTAGGACATGATCGCCTTGAACTTTTGCGCGATTCGAATGTGCTTCGTCGCTATCGCGCTAGCCGCGGGGACCATCGGGTCGATGGCCCAGACCTCTGCGGCCCCCGCCATCGAGCAGCGCGTTGATTCTTCACAAGCGCATCAGCCCGGCACGACAACAGCATCTCCCACATCCCCCGATCCAAAACGCGCCGTCTATTCGTTGGACGAAGACGTTATCTCTTTCGTGAAGGCGGCGGTCTGGACTGGAGGATTCTTTCTCACCGCCTTCGCGGTTCTCTCGGTTGCTTTTTTTGGATTCGACGTTCGAGCGGCGCACAAGTCGATTCGAACGGCGACCGACGATGTCAAGGAGCGCATTGATGCCCTGAAAAAGGACCATCAGGAAGTTCAAGACTTGAAGGATCGCCTTGAGAAGCTGGGCGCTGCGCTCGTCGAGGAATATGAGAAGGCGAAGCTCGCGATCCCTGCTCAACCTACCGATTCCGTGTCGTCAACGCCCCCCTCCAGCAGTTCCGAAGCCTCGACGAGCAGCGAGCCCGAACGCGATGTGCCGGAAGACTGGAACCAAGCGCAGACCAAAATGGCTATCGTGCGCGGAATCATTTCGACTTCCAAGTTCGAGTGGACCAGCCTGAGTCGCTTGGAGAGATTGTCGGGACTGCCGCGCGCGGAGTTGCTGCATCTGACCGAAATGGACTCGATGGTTCGGCGCAGCGTTGGCATGGATGGAAAGCCAATTTTCAAGCTGAAGAAGGCCGTATTCAAGTTTGCTGATCCGCAAGAAGCCGCAAGTTATCTGATCGATGAAAGTGTGCTTGTGGACCATGCCGCCAGGGGGAAAGAGCCCCTCAAAGGCCCCATCTTCGGAAACTAGTAGGGAAGACCACGCTCAGGGCGGAGATCCACCACTTCCATCTCGACCGCACGGTGAGATGTGACGGACTCCAACACCACGAATGTCGAGCCAGGACTTGCCGCGGCCAGGCGGGTCGCTTCCCTTTGAGCGGCCTCCAGGATCTCGCGCTGAGAGTCGGCCACAAGGCCGGACTCACGCCCAGAACGCCACACCAGCCAAAAGGGGATGCCGTGTGCGGCATAGGTAGCCTCAGTCTCGTGCCCATGAAATGCAGGCCCGCTGATGTCCACCAACTCTTCAGCTGGTTTCAGAAGGTTATGCGCTAGCGTGGCCGCGCGGGTGATCTGCGGTGACGCGCCGCATGCCTCGATCGCGGCGACGACATCGCAGATCTGGCGAAGAAATGGATGCTTGCTGATGTCCGTCATGGGTGATTCCTCCAAGTAGCACCCGGCATTCGGGCGGCACCCATCGTGCCGAGCGCCCCAGCATCGAGATATGCACCGCGGTCAAAAGACTGCACCGCGCCCCGTCGAGACACTGACCGCTTCTCTGGTCTCAACCTCAACAGGAGCGCAAGGTGAAACTCTCTGAATCGATCCCCCTGTGGCTGCGCGCACCGCGCAACAGCCTCTGGTTCATCGCGGCCCTGGTGCTGCTCGCGCTGATTGCCCTGGTGTCCCCGGTGCAACTGCCGGTGGTGCTCTACAAGGCCGCGCTGGTCGCTCTCGCTGCGGTGATGGGCTATCTGCTCGATCGCGCGCTGTTCCCCTATGCCCGCCCCGATGGCTACTTGCAGCGCGACTGGCGTTTCGGCTCCGACGAGCCGCAGTTCGCTGCGGACTACCCCGTGGTGAAGGGATATGAGCATGTCTACGCAGCGGCAATGCTGCGGCGCGCGGTGCTCGTCGGTGTCGTGGTGCTGGGCATCGCCCTGGGCCTGTGATGCTGCGAAACGACCCCGCCTTTGAGCGCGACCTGGCTCGCGTCGGCAAATGGCATCGCGCTGTCCAGGCTGTGATCTCCATCGTGACGCTGGTGCTGCTCGGCTTCTTCGTGCTTTCGTGCGCGCCAGCCGCAGCGCAGGTGCCCGCAGCGGCGCAGGCCTACCGGGCGGACCTCACGCGCACCGCGCGGGCCGTCTGGGGCCTTGATGCGCCGATCGCTACCTTCGCAGCGCAGATTCACCAGGAGTCCGGGTGGCGCCCCGAGGCCGTGTCTCGGGTCGGCGCCGCCGGCCTCGCCCAGTTCATGCCAGCGACATCGCGCTGGATCGCCAGCATCGACCCGTCGCTCAAGGCCAACCAGCCTTTCAGCCCGGCATGGGCTATGCGGGCGCTCGTCACCTACGACCTGTACCTCTACGAGCGCACGCCGTCCGCCTACGGTGCTCGGGATCGCATGTGGGTGGCCCTCCGCGCCTACAACGGCGGCCTCGGGCACTGGCAGGCGGAAGCCCGCAACGCAGCCAACCCAAGCCGCGAGGCCATCGACGCCGCATGTGGAACGGCCAAGAGGGCCCGCCTGCACTGCCCGGAGAACCTAGGCTATCCCCGCCGCATCCTGGTCGATCTGCAGCCGCGCTACGCATCGTGGGGGGCGTCCCTGTGAGCACCACCGCCTGGCTGTTGATTCTGGTTGTAGGCACGCTGGCCGGCGCGGTTGGCGGCTACTGGCAAGGCGACATCCAAGGAGCCGCCCGCACCGTCGCAGCCAAGAACGCAAAAGACCTGAAGAGTCTGCAAGGCCTCATCGACTCGCAACAGAGCCTCATTGCCGCGGCTGGCCAGGCCAGCCGCGACATGCGCCGGGCCGTGAGCCAACGCCTATCCGCCGACGCGCAATCCAGTAAGGAGTTCAGAGATGCGCTTTCACAAACCGCTGGCGATCGTGCTGGCTGCCTGTTTCCTACTGACAGCATGCGCCAGCTCGCCGACGCCGAGCGTCGCGCTGCCGAAGCCGCTGCCGGCGGAATACGCCGTTCGGTGCCCGGCACCGCCCCCGGCGCCGACCGGCCGTGAGGTGGACCCAGTGGCCGCCACGCTCAAGGATCTCTATGACCTGTACGGCCTGTGCGCAGGCCGTCTGGTCAATCTGCTCGACTGGTTCGATGAAGGCCAGCAATGACGCTACAAGTTGACTTCTGGCAGCTGGTCGGTTTGCTCACCGGCTTCATCGCCTTCTGTGGCGCTGGTGGGGCATTGCTCCTTCGCATCCTGGGCAAGTCGTTGGACGAACGCTTCGCAGCCCAGGAAGCGGCCCGTGCAGCCGCCCAAGCGCAGCTCGCCGACCGGCTCACGTCGATGGAGCAAGTCAACCGCGACGAGACGATCCAGTGGCAGCGCGTCGAGCGCGAGCTGCTGGAGCTGAAGGCAGAGCTGCCGCACCGCTATGTCATGCGGGACGACTACATCCGCGGCCAGTCGATCGTCGAAGCCAAGCTCGACGGCCTGGCCGACAAGATCGAAAAGGCGCAGCTGCGCGCCGTCATTGCTGGAGGGAGCCCATGAGCATCGACGCCGACAAGATCCGCAGGGAAGCCATGCGCTGGCTGATCCTGCTCACGTTGAACAACGCGCGCCCGATCGGGGCCTACGAGGGGCCGGTGCTCGCCGTAGCTCAGAGCGAGTACCCCGATGCGACGCCCAACGAACTGCGCCGGCATCTGGACTACCTGTCCGATCGTGACCTGGTCAAACTCGTGAAGGAACCGAGCGGCCGCTGGTTTGCCGACCTGACCCGCTACGGCACCGACATCGCCGAGTACACGATCGACTGCGAGCCGGGCATCGCGCGGCCGGCGAAGTACTGGTAAGTCATGGGGCGCAAGAGCACCGTGAGCCGCCTGCCGGCCGAGATCAAGACCTACATCGAGGCAATGCTAGCCACGGGCGGGCAGACGCTCGACGAGCTGATCGCGGACTTGTCGGAGCGCTTCCCGGCCGAGGCCAAGGCCGGCGGCTTGCCGAGCCGCTCGGCTCTGCATCGCTATGGCTCGAAGCTCGATCGTCGGCTTTCCGCGGTCAAGGCCAGCACCGAGGCAGCCCTGCTCATCCGGCAACACGCAGGGGACAGCCAGGACGCCCGCAGCGAGGCGCTCACGGCCATGATCCAGACCGAGCTGATCGAAGCCATGATGTCCCTCCAGGATGCCGACGAGCCCGGCATCGATCCCGCGGATCGGCTTGCAATGCTCTCCAGCGCGGCGAAGAACATCGCCACGCTGACCAGGTCGAGCGTGAATCTCAAGAAGTTTCAGGCAGAGGTCGAGGACGCGGCACGGCGCGCGCTCCTCGAGGAGCAGCGCGCAGCCCTGGAGGCCATGCCCTCTAAGGGAGGCGTGACCGCCGAGACGAAGGCGGCTATCCGAGAGGCGCTGGGCATCGTTTGACCATGGCCACCAGCACCATCAAGGGCCGAGCGAAGTGCATCCCGAAGGATCGCGATGCGATCTTTCTGCCTTTCCAGTCCGCCTGGATCAAAGACCAGGCGCGCCTCAAGCTCATGGAGAAGACGCGGCAGATCGGCATCAGCTGGTCCACCGCGTTTTCGGCGGACGAGCGCGCTGCAGCGCAAGGGGCGCGGTTTGATGAATGGGTCAGCAGTCGCGACGACATCCAGGCACGTCTGTTTATCGAGGACTGCAAGCTGTGGGCCGGCGTGATGAACCGCGCGGCCAAGGATCTCGGCGAAGTCGTGCTCGATGCGGAGAAGCGAATCAGCGCATACGTCCTCCAATTCGCTAGCGGGCGCCGCATTCACAGCATGTCCAGCAACCCCGACGCCCAGGCGGGCAAGCGCGGGAGTCGCGTGCTGGACGAATTCGCGCTGCACCGCGACCAGCGCAAGCTGTGGTCGATCGCCTACCCGGGCATCACCTGGGGCGGCAGCTTGGAGGCGGTGAGCACCCATCGTGGCTCGCACAGCTTCTTCAACCAACTGGTACGAGAGGCGCGTCATGGCGGCAATCCCAAGCGCATCAGCTTGCACCGCGTCACGCTGCAGGATGCTCTGGACCAAGGCTTCCTGTTCAAGCTTCAGCAGGCGCTGCCGGTAGATGCCGAGCAGCAGGACATGGACGAGGCCGCCTACTTCGACTTCGTCAAGCGCGGCGCTGCTGACGAGGAATCGTTTGACCAGGAGTACATGTGCATCCCGGCCGACGACGATTCCAAATTCCTGGAGTACGGCCTCATCACCGCGTGCGAATACCTAGGCGGCGAAATCTGGCGCCGGGGGCTAGAAGGACCATTCACCGGTCGTTTGTTCGCGGGGGTGGACATCGGCCGCAAGAAAGATTTGACCGTCCTATGGGTGGTCGAGCAGCTCGGAGACGTGTTCTACACGCGCCATGTCGAGGTCATGGAGAAGATGCGAAAGAGCGCCCAGGAAAAAATCCTATGGCCCTGGTTCGCGATCTGCGATCGCGTGTGCATCGACGCCACGGGCCTCGGCATCGGCTGGGCCGACGACGCGCAAGACCAGTTCGGCGAGGAGCGTATCGAGGCGGTGAATTTCAGCGGCCCTGTGAAGGAAGCGCTGGCCTACCCACTGAGGGGCGCGATGGAGGACCGCAAGCTGCGAATCCCCGACGACCCGAAGATCCGCGCGGATCTGCGCAAGGTCCAGAAGGTCACCACCGCGGCCGGAAACATCCGGTTTGTCGCCGAGGCCACGCCGGATGGTCACGCCGACCGCTTCTGGGCGGCGGCGCTGGCCCTGCACGCCGGCAGCAACCCAGCCGCCCCTATCGAGTATCAGAGCAGTGGTCCGCGAACGACCACGCTCGACGCATTGGGATTCATCCATGGCTAAACGAACCACCCGTACCAGAGACCTTTCGTCCGCCGGCACCGGCTCCACTGTTCCCGCGCCGCTGCTCGACACCGAAATCGCCAGTCGTCGCGCGGACCCGTTCGAGACCAACTTTCAGGGCGTCATCCGCACCAACGACCCGCTCCTGATGGAACGCGGTGGCGAGCAGGCCTTCGAGCTGTATCGCGACCTCAAGCGCGACGGCAAGGTGTTCGCAGGGCTGCAGAAGCGCAAGCTGGCGGTGATCAGCAAGTCCTGGCAGGTCGAGCCCGTGGAGGACGGGCCGCGCGGCCAGGCCGACGCGGAGACGATCACCGACATCCTCAAGCGTTTCAACTTCGACAAGCTGTGCTCCGAACTCATGGACGCGCTGCTGGTTGGCTTCGCGCCCGCCGAGGTCGTCTGGACCGTACGCGAGAACAAGATCGTGCCGGCCCGCGTGGTCAAGCGCGCGCAGAAGCGGTTCGTGTATGTCGACGTCGAGGAAAACCAGCCGCCTCAACTGCGGATGCGAACTCGCGACAACATGATCACGGGCGTCGAACTCCCCGAGCGGAAGTTCATCGTCCATCGCGTGAACCCCGAAGACGACAACCCCTATGGCACCGGCTTGGGTCTGCAGCTGTACTGGCCCGTGTTCTTCAAGCGCAAGGGCGTGGTGAGCTGGAACAAGCTCAACGACCGCTTCGGAAGCCCCACGCCCTGGGGCCGGTATCCGCGCAACGCCGGCCCGAAGGAAAAGGGAACGCTGTTCGACGCGTTGAAAGCGCTCACGAGCGACGGCGTGATCATGACGCCCGAGGGCATGCAGCTGGAACTTCTGGAAAGCAAGCTCACGGGAAGCATCACCACGCAGCAAGGCTTGTGCGAGTACATGGACGACTGGATCTCGGAGGTGATCCTCGGCCAAGCGCCGCGCACCAAGGGAGGCGGCGCGCTGGCGGCGGCAAGCAATGAACGCGAGGACGTGCGTCTGGAGTTGAGCCAAGCCGATAGCGACCTGTTGAGCGAGACCCTGAACGAGACGCTGATCCGCTGGATCTGCGAGTACAACCGGCTGTCCCCGTGCCTGGTGTACCGCGTCATCAAGAAGGACGAAGACCTCAAGGCCGCCAGCGAGACCGACAAGAACGTTTCGGCGATGGGTTTCAAGCCGACGCTGGAAGGCGTGAAAGCCCGGTACGGAGAGCACTGGGAGGAAGCCCAGCAACACGCGGCCTTGCCGCCCGGAACGCCGGGCGCGCTCCCGGGCGGCCATATCGCCCAGGACGACGCTGCGAACGACGCGGGCCCCGCCGCGACGGCCGCAAACTTCGCCGAGGGCACGGGTTGGGCCGTGCGTGTTGCCCGGGTGCTCGGCGACGGTGGAGACGAGGTCCTGCGGGATTGGATGGAGCGCATCCGGGTCATGGTGGACGATGCCCGTAGCCCGGACCAACTGCGTGACCGTCTGATCACCGCCTACGGAGATCTTCCCGCGGCAGAACTGGTCGAGTTGATGGCGCTGGCCTTCGCTGCGGCCGAGCTGGCGGGCATGGACGCGGTCCTGGCAGAAACCGAGCCCAGCGGGCCAATCTGATGGCGGCCGCGCTCACAGTCGACCTGCAGGACGTGCGACAGCGATTCCAAGAGCAGATCGATTTCTTCCGCGCGAAGCTCGCGCTGCCGACCGCGCGATGGGACGACATCTGGGAGCGCGCGCACGACCGCGCCTTCATCGTTGCAGGCGCGCAGAAGGCCGATCTGCTGTCCGACCTGTTCGAGGCCGTGGACAAGGCCATTGGTGGCGACAGCATCGGCGCATTTCGCAAGAGCTTTGCGCAGGCTGTTGCGCGCTCGGGCTGGACGGGTTGGACCGGAGAAGGCAGCAAGGCTGGCGAGGCCTGGCGTACCCGCACCATCTACCGCGCCAACATCAACACCAGCTACGCCGCCGGCCGGCGCGCACAGCTTCTGTCGCCGGGGCTCCTGGCCGTGCGCCCGTTCTGGCGGTATGTGCACAACGACAGCGTGTTGCATCCGCGCCAGGAACACCTGGCATGGAACGGAACGACGCTGCCCTACGACCACGAGTTTTGGAGAACCCACTACGGGCCGAACGGATGGGGCTGCCAGTGCCGCGTCGTTGCCGTGCGAGCGCCTGGCCCGAACGCCAAGACCGAGCCGCCCGAGGGCTGGGACACCATCGACCCGAAGACCGGTGCGCCGCCAGGCATCGATAGCGGCTGGGCGTATGCCCCCGGAGAAAGCAACGACGACCTGATGCAGATGGTGCAGGACAAGCTGGTGACCTACCCGCCGGCGATCGCGGGGGCATTGTCGGCGGACCTCGCGTCGCGCGGAGGACCGGCGACATGATCCGGGCCGAGGAGCGCGGCGGCCGCCAGGTCGTCCTGGTGCTCGACCAACTGGCCGATCGCATGGACGACATGAGCCCGGCACTGGTCGAGATCGGCGAGGACATGGTCGAGGCGATGAAGTCCCGCTTCGTCACCACGCGCGCGCCAGATGGCACGCCCTGGGCCCCCAACAGCCTGGTCACGATTGCCGGCTACGTCGGCTTGTTCAAGGGGAGCCACAAGAAGGACGGCTCTCTCAGCAAGAAGGGCGCGGCGCGTGCGGCGTCGAAGAAGCCCGGCACCGGCGAGACCCGAGCGCTGCAGACCACCATCAACTACCAGTTGCAGAGCAACGAGGTGGTAGCGATCGGCAGTCCGATGGTCTACGCGGCGATGTTCAACTTCGGGGGGAAGCAGGACCAATTCCCGCACCTGTGGGGCGACATCCCCGCGCGCGAGTTCGCGGGCTTCTCGGATGCCGATCGTGCGAACATCATCGACATCGTCGGAACCTATCTGCTCGATGCTTGATGCGGATGCCGCGCGAAGCCCCGCAAAAGGCCCGCCAGGCGCGTTTCGGGACCTCGGGAGGCTTCGGTTGTGCCGCCGCCCAATTCAAGGCCCGCTCTAAACGGCTCTAAACGTTTTACGGGCCGCCTCGGCACTCAAAGGCCGATGCCAATTTCGGCTGCGGCCAATCGGAATGGCCGGCGAAGCTGAGCCAATTCAAGTTTTGACCTCGGTGCATAGATTCGCTGCGCGCCAATCCCGAGACTGCGCGGCATGCCTTCTGCCGCACCCAACACCGTATCGCTGCCGGATGGCGTGGAGATCTTCCGCGCCGGTCGTCATACCGACGACGATGGCAATGTCCATGAGTTCACCGAGGCCGATGTGCGCCGCACGGCGGCGGTCTACGACCCCGCGAAGCGCGAAGCCCCGCTGACGGTCGGCCATCCCGAGCACAACCTCCCGGCCTACGGCTGGGTCAAGAGCCTGAGCGTGAACGAAGCCGGCCGCCTGGTGATGAGCACGCACCAGGTGCTGCCTCAATTCGCGGAGATGGTGCGCGGCGGCAGCTTCAAGAAGCGCAGCACCAGCTTCTACCCCCCGGATCACCCCAACAACCCGACGCCAGGCGCTTGGTATCCGCGCCACGTCGCGTTCCTCGGCGCTCAACCCCCAGCCATCCACGGTCTGGCTGACATCAATTTTTCCGAGGGCGAGGCCAAAGGGCTCGTCCAGTTTTCCGAAGCCACCCCTCCCAACCCCACCCCGTCCCAGGAGCAAACCGCCATGAACGAAGACGAACTGAAGCAGAAGCTCGCCGATGCCGAGAAGGCTGCGGCCGACGAAAAGGCCGCGCGCGAGAAAGCCGAGCGCGAACGCGACGAGGCCAACGGCCGCGCCACGAACTTCGCCGAGCAGCAACGCAAGGACCGGAATGCGCGCTTCACCTCCTTCGCCGAAGCCCAGGTCAAGGAAGGCCGTCTGCTGCCCGCCGACCAGCCCATGGTCGTGGCGACGCTGGAAGTCCTGGCCGACGCCAAGCCGGTGTCGTTCTCCGAAGGCAACACCACGCGCACCGAGTCGCCGTCCGAATGGCTGCAGAAGCTGATTTCCAACGCCACGCCGGTGGTGAGCTTCGGGGAATTCGCACCAGGTCGCGTGGGGGCGGATCTCGGCGCCGGCTCCGCGAAGGGCAAGAGCGATGCCGAGATCGACAAGGCGGCCCAGGAGTATGCGCGCAAGAACAAGGTGAGCTACGCCGAGGCGGCGCGCGCCGTCACCGCCTTCACCACCGCCACCTGAAGTCCTGCGTTTAAGCACGCGCAGCTACTACCCCCATCCACCTGAAGGAACCGCAACCATGATGACCCTCGCCGAGATTCGTCTCAAGCAGAACCCGATCCTGACCAACCTGCTCCTCGGCATGGGTCAGGGCACCTACATCGCCGAGAAGCTGTTTCCTCGGCTTCCGCAAGCCCTGAGCGGCGTCACGCTGGCCCAGCTCGGCGACGAGCGCTTCAAGCGCTATAACCTGCGCCGTGCACCCGGCACGGCCACCAAGCGTGTCGAGATCAAGTTCGAGGGCAAGACCTACACCGTCGAGCAGTACGCGGTCGAGGTGCCGATGCCGCGCGAACTCCTGCGCGAGGCCGACGAGTCGAAGAAGCTCAACGTGGGCAACTACCTCGACGTGTCGCAGATCGCGATGACGACAGCCAACGACATCCTCGGCCTCGACTACGAGCTGGAAGTGGCAGGGCTGGCGACCGATTCCGCCACGTACGCAAGCGGCCATGTTCTCGCTTTGGCCGGTGGCACCAAGTGGACCGCGACCACCGGGACGCCGGTGACCGACATCCTGGCGGCCTCGAATGTGATCCGCAAGAAGATCGGCAAGCGCCCGAACACGCTCACCCTTTCGGCAGATTCGGAACAGGCACTGACCACCAATGCCGAGGTGAAGTCCTATCTGCCGAGCACGCAGATGGGGCCCGCCACGCTCGAGCAGCTCAAGACCATCCTGAAGGTCAAGGAGATCGTCGTGGGCGATGCGATCTGGAAGGACGGCAGCGGCACGGGCTTGGATGTGTGGGGCAACAACGCTGTCCTCGCGTACGTGCCGCCAATCAGCAGCGGCAACGGCGCGCCCAGCGTCAGCCTGGCGGAGCCCGGCTTCGGCTTCACCAACGTCCTCGAAGGCCACCCGTTCGCCGAAGCGCCGTACTACGACCCGGGCTTCAAGAGCTGGATGTACGGCGCGACTTTCGAACGCCGGCCCAACGTTGCCTACAACACGGCCGCCTTCCTGTTCCAGAACCCGAAATAACCCACACGAGAGAGCGTCGCCCCCGGGCGGCGGCCCGGCATTCGTCGAGCCGTCGCCCGGGTTGGGTAGTCCCTTCATCGAAACGAACGAGGAAAAGAGCATGAGCAAGATTGCAATCGTGGCCGTAGCCCTGATGGTCGGCGGTGAGCGCGTGGTGTTTCAGCCGGGTGACGAACTGCCGGAGCTGAGCGCGCACGATGCGTCGGCACTTCTGGATTCGAAGTCCATCCAGGACCCGGCCGACATCGAAGACGAAGCGTTCGTCGCTGAACGCCGGGCGGAAATCGGCCAACGCGCGTTCCAGGCGGAACGTGAGCGCGTCCAGGCTGAGGCGGCATCCAGCCAGGTCGCGGGAACCGGCTCGGCTGGGGCCACGGCCGCCACGGGCACCGAAGCGACCAGCACGAACGACGCGGCCAGCACGGACGGCGCGGCCAGCACCACCGACGCAAGCAGCACCACCGACGCGACCAGCAGCACGGCGGCGGCCGGCGTGGCCGATACCTCCCGCGGCGAAGCGCCGCCGCCGCCCCTTGCGCCTCCGGCAGCGCCCGCCGCGGCGAAGAACGTGACGGCCAAGAGCACCGGCCGCCGCTGACCTTCGAACTCACCTTTCCGCAACTTCAGGAGCAACCCATGCCTTCGCAGAACAACCCCGGCGCGCAGTTCGATCTGCGGCACGCCATCACCATCGTGGCCACGGCCGCGCTCGTCCCCAACCGTTTCGCCGCCTACGACGGCACCCATGCCACCAGCGCTGGCGTCGCGAAAGACTCGCAGGGCATCACGCAGCACGCGGCCGACGTGGGCTCGGCCTGCGCCGTCGCGACCAGCTACAGCTACCTCATCGAGGCGAGCGAAGCGATCGCTTTCGGCGCCTACGTCAAGCCCGCGGCCGATGGCTCGGGCCGCGCGGCGGTCGGCGCGGCAGATGACCACTGCGGTCGCGCGCTGGGCGCCGCTGCGGCCGCGGGTGTGTTGTTCGAGTGCCAGGTCGTCAAACACCAGCACCCCGCCGCCTGATCGCACCGCGGAGCCGTTGACCCGTGAACTACGCGACCGTCGGTGACATGGTGTCTCGCTTCGGCGAGACCGAGCTGATCCAGCTGACCGACCCCGAAGCCAATGCAGCGATCGACCCGGCGCTGGTGCAAGGTCGGATCACCGACGCCCAAATGCTGATCGACAGCTGGATCGGCCAGGTCTACCGCATGCCGCTGCGCGGCTGCGTGCAGGCGGCGTCGGTGCCCGGCGGCCCCGCGACGTACACGGTTCCGCCTCAGCTCACCCGCATCGCCTGCGACATTGCACGCTTCTACCTTTTCAAGGACGTCGCGCCCGACAACGTGGTGTACCTGCGGCACAAAGCGGCGCTCGCCGAGCTGCAGGCGATCGCCAAAGGAGAAGCGGGCCTGACTTGCCCGTTGGGGGGCTCCCCGGGCGAATTGGTGGGCGCCGACGCCCAGGATGGGCTGGAAGTTCACCACAGCTTCAGTCCGCGCCAGGTCACGGACGACTCGACGCGGGGCTACGCATGAACGTGCTCGAAGCGAACGACTTCCTGGCGATGGAGGCCGACCTGGTCGAAAGACTCAAGTCCGCGTTCGTCGGCCTATCTCCGGCCGTCCATGTGCTCACTGCCGCCGATCTGGCCGACGTGTCGGAGGCGAACCAGCCCACCCCTGCGGTGCACGTCGTCTATGGCGGCTTCCGAGTACTCGAAGCGCGCAAGGACGGCATGGTCTCGCGCCTCGATCACACCTGGCTGGCAGTGACCGCCGCACGCAACGTGAGCGACGCCCGGCGGGGCGCCGCGGCTCGGCGCGAGGCGAGCCGCCTGATGGCGCGCGCAGGGGCCGCACTGGCCGGCTTCAAGCCGACCGGGGCAACAGGGCCGCTGCGCCTGGCACCTGCACCGCGGCCCGGCTTTCGGGCGGGTTACCAGTACCTGCCCTTGGCATTCCTGGTCGAGACCCTCTTTCACGCATCTATCAACCCCTGAGGAGCACATCCCATGTCCTTGATCACCGAGATCTACAAACCCGCGTCGTTGGTCGGCCAGGTCTACGCACTGCCCTACGGCGCGAGCGGCCCGCTCTCGCCGATCGGCAACGTGTTGGACCTGCAGATCACCCATGACGAGACGGTGAGCCGCCAAGCGGATTTCACGCGCCTGGGCGGCGGCACGCATGCCCAGTTCCGCCGGGTCAACTCAGCGTCCATCGCATTCACCATGGCCGACATCAACATGGTGAACTTCACGCGGGCAGTGCTGGCGACCGCTGCCGAGTCGGCAGCAGGCAGCGTCACCGCCGAAGCGCACAAGGCATACCGGGGCGGCCTGATCCGGCTGGCCCACCTGCAGCCCTCGGCCGTCGTCGTCAAGAAGGCGAGCACGCCGGTAGCCGCGGCGGGCAACTACGAGGTACGGCCGGAAGGCCTCTACATCCTTCCCGACGCAACCGGATTGGCCGATGCCGACGACGTCACCGTGGACTACACGCACGTCGCAACCGCCACCCTCGAAGCGCTGACGCAGAAGGCCCCCGAGCTGCAGATCTGCTTTGCTGGCCTGAACGAAGCCGACTCGGGCAAGCCGGTCGTGGTCGACCTCTGGCGCGTCGGCCAAGGCGTGGCGCGTCAGCTCGCGCTGCTGAACGGCAATTTCATGGGCCTGCCCGTGGAGGGTGAGCTGCAGATCGACCCGACCAAGACGGGCGCGGGCATCAGCCGCTACTACCGCGTTCAGCACACCTGATCCCCCGTTGTCTCCTCGCGGTCGATAGCCGCGTTCGCCCCGCCCGTTTTGCCGAAACGCTGGACTGGCGGGGCTTTTTTTCACCGAGGCCCACCGTTTCATGAACGCCGAGAACACCGTAGACGTCAAGGTCCGCGCATCCACGACGGGCGCGGAAGACGTTCGCGGCATGACCAAGGACATCACCCAACTGGGCGACAGCCTGGGCGGTGAGTTCAAGCGGCGCGCCGATGAAGCGGCCGCTGCCGTCGCCGCGCTCGGCGCCAAGAAGGACGCCATTGCTGCGGTGCGCGACCTCACCAACGCCTCGGGCGCGCTGGCGATCGAGTTGGCAGAAGCAGAGTTCCAGGCCGAGCAGCTCGGCAAGGCCCTGCCCGCCGCTTCCAACGAAGCCAACCGGCTCGCCGCGGCCGAACAGGCGGCCGCCCAAGCCGCGGTAGCTGCCCGAGCCGACCTGGACGAACAGCGCCAGGCGCTAGCGAAGCTGCGCGAGGATTTCACCGGCACAGCGCGCAGCACGGACGCCTACAGAGAGGCGAGCAGCCAACTGCAGGTCACGGTGCGCGAGTTGCGCCGCGATGTCGCTGAAAAGGAGCGCGCTGTAAAGAGCGCCGCCGCCGAGGCCACCGTTGCCGCGCAGGCGGAAGGCGCGCTGGCAAAGCAGTTCGCATCGGCCAGCACCACCGCGCAGCAGATGCGCGGCGCTGTGCAGGAGAACACCCGGGCCCTGGAGGCCTCGAAGACCGTGCTGCAGGGGCTCGGTGTCCAGACCGACCAACTGGCCCAGGCCGAGCGCAACCTGGATGCCGCGCTCGCCCAGGTGCGCGAGGAGGTGCAGCAGCTCGGTCCCGCTTATCAACGGGCCGCTCAACAGGCCACAGCCGCTGCGCAGCAGCAGGGCCAAGCCAGCGCCGCAGCCGAGGATGGCGCGAAGAGGGTCGCGGCCCAGCTCCAGCGAATTCAGCAGATCGCAACAATTGCGGTCGGCGGCGGGTTCGTAAGCGGCCTGGCCAAGGAAGCGCTGTTCACCGCCGATGCTTTCAACAATCTACAGGCCCGCATCCGCCTCGTCACCGGCGAAGGGCCCATCTTCGCCAGGTCGTTCGCCGAAGTCACCGATGTGGCCCTGCGCACCCATAGCGCACTCGAACAGACGGGCATGCTGTTCGGCCGCATCGCGGAAGCCGGCAAGAGCGCCGGGCAATCGACCGAGGTAGCGATCGCGTCCTCGCTTCGCCTCACCGAGACGATCAACCAGGCGGTGCAGTTGTCCGGTGCCAGCCAGGAGTCAAGCAACGCCGCGATCACCCAGCTGATCCAAGGCCTGCAGTCTGGTGTTCTGCGTGGCGACGAGTTCAACTCGGTGATGGAGCAGGCGCCTCGCCTGGCGAAGGCCCTGGCAGACGGCCTCGGCGTGACCACCGGCGAGCTGCGCAAGATGGCCGAGGCCGGAGCGCTCACGGCCGAGACCGTGACACGCTCGCTGCGCAGCCAGGCAGACGTGATCCGCTCGGAGTTCGGAAGCCTCCCGCCCACCGTCGGCCGCGCGGTTGAGAACCTCCGCACGCGCTGGCAGCTGTATCTCGGAGATCTCGACAAGACCAAGGGCATCACCACTACGGTGGCGAGCGCCATCAACGGGCTGGCCAACAATCTGCAGAGCGTGGTCCGAGTGGCCACGGTGGCCGGGACCATCTGGGCCGGCTACGCGCTGTCGCAGAAGCTCGCCGCGGCCGCAGCCACGCAAACCGCGGCCGCGAACGCTCAGCAGGCCGCGGCCAGCAACCAGGCAGCCGTTGCAACCCAGGCGCACGGCCGCGCCGCAACGGTCGCCGCTGCAGAGGTGTCGCGCTATGGCGCTGCGTCTGCGGGCGCAGCCGCAGCCACGCAGGCCGGCAACGCCGCGGCAGCGGCTGGCGGCGGCGGCTTCCGCGCACTGGCCGGCGGCGTCCTCGGCGCGGCGTCACGGCTCGCACTTTGGACCACTGTGGCCTACGGCGCCTACACGGTCCTCAAGGAGACGGGCACCTACCTAGGCGAGAGCGTGGCCCGGTGGCAGGGCTACGGCGAGTCGATCAAGAAGGCCGAGGATGCGATGCGGCTCCAGGAAGAAGCCTCCCGTGCGCGCGCGGCTTCCGAGCTGATCCTGGCCGACCGGCTCCGCGCCATTCAGGAGGCCCAGTTCGGCCTGAGCAAGGAAGCCTCCTCGCTGATCGCGAAATATGACGATCTGCGCAAGCAAGGCGACGGCGCGGCAGAAGCGATCGGAAAGATCGGCAAGGACTTCGACCTACAGAGCGTGAAGGGCATCGGCGATGCGGCCGCGGTGCTGGATCGGCTGGTGGCCCAGGGCAAGATCAGCGCGGGCGAATTTCAGGCGGCCTGGGCAGACGCGCTGAACGGCAAGGACCTTGCGGTCTTCGAGACCAACGCAAGGGCCGCCTTCTCGGGCGCATCGCGCGAGGCCGAGCGCCTGGTGCAACTGCTTGACGCCTCGGCCCGCGAAGCCATCCGCCGAACGGGGCTCGACTTCGACACGATCTCGGGCGGCATGAGCGCCGCCTCCCGCAGCGCAATCAACGACACCGAGGCAATCGTGCGCTCGCTGGGACGACTGCGACAGCAAGGTGTCGATGTCGGCTTGGCACTGCGGACCAGCATCTCCAAGAGCATCGATACAGCCGATAGCCAGCGTGCGGTGCAGTCGGTGCGGCAGCAGATTGAAGGTCTGCGCAGCGTGCTCGGGGACAAGGTCACGGACGGCCTACTGGAGCAGGCGACGATACGCGCCGAGGAGTTGAGGCAGAAGCTGGAAGACAGCGAGAGGGGCGTGCAGAGCCTTTCCGAGGCCTACCGCCGCTTCGGGCTCGCCACGGAAGGAGACCTTCAGCGCGTAGCCAAGAGCACCAAAGAGGCATACGACGTTCTGCGTGACAGCGGAAAGGCGACTGCAGAAGAACTACGCATCGCGTTTGAGAAAACGGCTGATGCCGCGATCAAGGCAAACAAGGGCGTCGCGCCCTCGTGGTTGGCCACGGAGGGCGAGGTTGTCCGCGCGAGGTCGAGAGCCGCTCAGCAGGCGAGCGGCGCAGTCTCCGGTGGAGGGGGCGTTGAGCGGAGCGACCGAGTCAGCGGGTCGCGCTCAGGTGGTGCGACTGGGCCGACCGCGGAGGACGTAGCTCTCGATCCTCGCCAGGACCGCCGGGGGCAGAGCGCAGGCGTGATCGGTCCGAGCCAGAACGTCAGCTCCAACCTCGGAAACACCCGCGAGGAGAAGCTGTCCGGTCAGGCCGCCTCGGACAACCGGCTGATGTTCGAGCTGAGAGACAAGCTCGACGCCGGCACGCTCACTGCCGACGACGTGGGATCGCTGCGCGCCGTCGTCGCGGCGCTACGCCAAAACGGAAAGGTCAACGCGGACGTCATGCGCCGCAACCCAGGGGCCATTTCGCTCGAAGGGCAAGCCGACGATCGCGCCTGGCAGCGCCGCATGGTGCAGTTCCAGGAGGCGATCGATAGGTTCACCGGCGCCGGTGGAACAGACGGGGCTAGGACGGTTGTGTTGGACCTGCGCACCGACGGCCGCAGCGACGGGATTGCTCGGGTCAACGAGGCTGGCGCCAAGGTCCTGGAGCAATTCACGCGCGCGCTGACCAGCGGCAGGCGTGATACGGGGAAATTTTGATGGCCGTCACCCTCTCTCTTTCGGGCGTCTCCGTGGAACTGCCCAACGATCTGATATGGACCGACGAACTGACTTGGTCGCCGGTTTCGCAACGCAAGGGCTACTCGATCGACGGCGCGCTCATCGTTGACCGCTTCGTGCGAGTCGCCGGTCGCCCCATCACATTGATCGGCAACGAGCGTCGGTCGTGGGTTCTTCGCAGCGTGTTGCAGGCGCTGCAGGCCTGGGCGAGCGCAGTCGATGACCCGATCTTCACGCTCTATCTACGGGGCACAACACATCAGGTGATCTTCGACCTCGGCGAGAGCGGCATGGACGCGGTGAAAGGCGAGCCGGTCTTTGCCTTCGACGAAATGAACCCTGACGACCCCTATTGCAGCGTCGAGCTGCGCTTTCTCACTGTCTGACCAATGCCCATTCTTTCCAGTGACATCAAGCTGCTCGCCACCCAGGTGATGGAAGACGTGCCCGAGGGAGGCGGCGCGCCCACGTCTGTCGTCATCGAGGACGGCAAGAGCAACAACATCTTCAAGGACATCAGCGAAGACAACCGCGTGGCCGGCGCGGTGTCGATCATGAAGATCGCCGCGGCGGTGCGCACGCTCAACACCGAGACGGCGCTCGGCGTGAACGCCATCATCTCGAAGCCGCCGGCCGATCCGAGGGTCAGCGCCGTCCTGTTCTACACGGGCGACTTCTTCGACCGTCGCGCCGCGATCCAGAACCGGGTCGAGAGCTACCTCTCGCCCGGCGAAGAGTTCTCGGGCTTCCTGCTGAGCAACCACGTCGCCGGCCAGAGCGCGATCCAGATTGGCCAGCGCCCGGGTGCCACGCCGCCCGCGGTCAATTCCACACTGCAGATCAGCGGTGGCGGCAAGACCGACTACGTGCGCGTGATGGATGTGGCCGTCGAAACGCGCCAGTACAGCTACGCCGTGAGCGGCACATTCGTGGACTACGAAGTGCAGGTCGCCATTTGCCAGCTCGCCGGCGGGCTCAAGAACGACTATGCCGGCACGGCGGCGAACCGGCTCTACGAACGGTCGGCCTCGGCCGCGGCGGTCAATCGCATGATCGTCGCGGACGCGGCGCGCTACTACGGCATCACGCCGCTGGCGCAGCCGATCACGGCCGGCGCTTTCTCGGCGGTCGGCGAGAGCATCACCGCGCAGATCGTTCCGGCCTCGCAGACCGAAATCCAGCTTCCAAACATCAGCGCCGCGGGCTCCTCGACTGCGCTCGTGCCGGCGGCCGGCGGTACCGTCTCGCTCGCGACCTCGGTCGCGTTCGCGCCCGGCGTCACGGTGTACGTCGGCAACCCGATCTATCCCGGCTCCCTCTCTATCGAGTCCTCGGCCGGCACCTTCACCGACGACGGCAACGCCCTCAAGCTCGGCGCGCTGACGGTCGGCACCGTGAGCCACATTTCCGGGCTGCTCACGTTCGCCAGCAGCTCGCCCACCTACGGCGGCAGCAAGACGCTCACATTCCGCCCGGCAGGCGCGCCGCTGGAGCTGGCCGACTCGACATCGATCGCAGTCACGGCCGAGACGCGGCGCGCCAACTACATCGTGACGATCCTGCCGCCGCCCGCGCCCGGCACAGCGCGCGTGAGTTTTCGCAGCGGCGGCAACTGGTACGAGATGCTCGACGACAGCGCCGGGCGCATGCGCGGCGCCGACTCGTCGGTGGGCGTCGGCACGGTGGACTACGCGAGCGGGACGGTGGCCGCCACCTTGGGCGCGCTGCCCGATGTGGGGAGCGAGATCGTCATCCAGTGGGGCGCGAAGTCCAACTACCGCGACCGCAGCGGCACGCTGAGCGCGGCGGCCTCGATCATCCTGCAGCTCGCGAACCTGGGCGCGGCGCGCAGCAGCGTGTCTATCGCGTGGAATGATGGGACGGCTCGCACCGCGACCGACAACGGGAGCGGCGCCATCAGCGGCGCCGGCACCGGCACGGTGAGCTACGCGAACAGCACCGTGACGCTCAAGCCCACGGTGCTGCCGGCCTCGGCCGTGCTGTTCGCCGTGAGCTACGACCACGGCGATCCGACCACCGAGACGTTCAACGCCCCTGCGCGCGAGGTGGATGGGTCGGTGGCACTCAACCTGGCGCCCGGCACCGTGGCGGGCTCGGTGGAGCTGACGTGGAACCTCGCGCTGCAGTCCACCGGCGGCGTCCCGGCTGACCTGTGGGTGCCGCAGAACTTCGCGAGCAACAAGACCGTGACCGACGACGGCCTCGGCAACCTCAAGGACTCGCTCGGCGTCGTCTTCGGCACGGTCAACTACACCACGGGCGCCGTGACGCTGCACCCGGAGGTCATCTCCACCATCGCGGTGCCGCAGTGGAGCGTGAACCAGCTCGGCGTTCTGGGCACGGTGCTCTCTCCGAACCTGCCGGGCGCGTACCGCAACACGCTGACGGGCTACACCTACCAGGCGCTCGCTGCCACGCTGCCTTTCGATGCGTCGGCGCTGGTCACGGCGAAGTACCGCACCAGCAGCTCGAACACGGCCGCGACCGAGAATTTCCCGGCCCCGGCGCTGTACATCGACCTCCTGCCCACGTACAGCGAGACGGTCGTGCCGGGCAGCGCGCGCTTCTCGCTCGGCGGCAAGACTTACTTCGACCGCGCCGGCGGCATCTACACCGACCTCGACGTGTCCACCGGCGCGGCCACCTACGCCGGCACCATCGACTACGCGACGGCCGTCGTCGCGCTGAACGCCTGGCCGGCCGCGGCCAACGGCAATGTGACGGTGCACAGCCTGCTCACGTCGCTGGACGGCCAGCCCGTCGAGTACGTCGTCTTCCGCACGCCCGTGGCGCCGATCAGCGTGGGCTCGCTGCAGCTGCTCGCCACGAGGGTCAACGGCGGCACGATCAACGTCACGGCGAACAGCAGCGGCATCATCAGCGGCGCCAACGTGAGCGGCACCGTGGACTACCAGACGGGCGTCGTGAAGGTCCGCTTTGGCGACTGGGTGACCGCCGCCGGTAATGAAGGCCAGGTCTGGTACGACGCGGATGCGGTCGGCAGTGACGGCAAGATCTGGAAGCCGGTGCCGGTGTTCGCCAGCACCATCCGCTACAACGCAGTCGGATACACCTACCTGCCGCTCGATGCTTCGCTGCTCGGCCTCGACCCTGTGCGCCTGCCGCAGGATGGCCGGGTCCCGATCTTCTTCAAGGGCGGGCGCGTCGTCATCGGCAACAGCAAGACGACGATTCCGACCGGTGTGAGCAACGGCCAGACCATCGACTGCGCGCGCGTGCGGCTGTCGCGCGTGAAGGTCATCGGCGCCGACGGCGTGACCATCGAGACGGGCTACACGGCGAACCTTGACGCGGGAACGGTCACCTTCACCGACGTGAGCGGCTACAGCCAGCCGGTGAAGATCGAGCACCGCATCGAGGACATGCTGCTGGTCACCGACGTGCAGATCAACGGCACGCTGGTCTTCGCGCAACCCATCTCGCACGACTACGCCGCGGGCGAGAGCTACATCAGCAGTTGCCTGATGCTCGGCGATCTCAAGGCGCGGGTATCGATCTTCTTCGATCAGCAGACGTGGACGGGCGTTTGGTCCGATGCGCTGATCGGCAACGGCGCGGATGCGAGCTACAACGATGTCGACAACCCGCTGATCGTCACGAATCAGGGCGCGGTGACCGAACGGTGGCGCATCCAGTTCGTGACCGCGACCACCTACAACCTGATTGGCGAGCACCTGGGCCAGATCGTCTCGGGTCAAAGCATCTTCGCCGACTGCTCGCCGATCAACACGGCGGCGGGGCAGCCCTACATGACCATCAAGGCGGCCGGCTTCGGCAACGGCTGGGCAAACGGCAACTTGATCCGCTTCAACACCGTGGCGACCACCTCGCCATTCCCGATCCTGCGCTGCGTCCAGATGGGCGCCGAGACGGTGCTCGACGACTCGTTCGAGTTGCTCGTGCGCATGAGCGTCAACCGCGACTGAAAGGCCCAGACCCATGGCATCCGTGGTGGACACCACCGTCAAGTTTTTCGCGAGCACGCAGGCCGGCATGCCGGTGCTCAGTGGCACCGCCGGCTCGGCCAAGGCTGTGCTCGACCTTCTGGTGAACGGCGGCAGCACGTACACGGCCACCTCGCTCACGGTGTCGGGCGGCGTGGCGACGCTGGGCTTCACTGGTACGAATCCATTCCTGAAATGCCAGGTGGTGACTGTGGACGGCAGCAGCATCGGGGCGCTCAACGGCGAGCAGAAGCTGACGAACATCGGCACGAACACGATCAGCTTCGCGACCGCGGCGCCCGATGGGACTGCGACCGGCACGATCACGTTCAAGCTCGCGGGCGCGGGCTGGCAGTGGCTTTTCAGCGGCACGAACAAGGGCGTGCTGAAGGCCTTGAGCCCGGAGGCCAACGGCCAGGTGTTCCGCATCGATGACAACGACGCGCAGGTCGTGCGCGTCGTCGGCTACGAAAGCATGACTGACGTGGACACGGGCACGGCCCCGTTTCCCACCGTAGCGCAGCGCAATGGCGGCGGCTATTGGTTCAAGTCCATTTTCGCGAACGCGACGGCCGTGCGCTGGTCGTTGTACGCGGACCATCGGTGCTTCTTCCTTTGCATCGCGCACTACACGGCGACGAATGCTGGGTTTTTGAACCACCTCATCTACGGCTTCGGAGACGCAATTTCCCTGGCGCCAGGTGGTGATCCCTACGCGACGTTTGTCGGTCACAACTGGGGAGGCCCGTCGGCTACAAGCTCGACTTACACCAACTACGGGTGCTTGTCCGCGACGAACTCGCAGGCGGGTTTCGCGGTGTCGATGTGTCGCGCGTTCGGTGGGGCTGCAGGCGGCCAGTTGACGATGTCGCGCCCCTACATGGGCGATGCAATAACCCTCGGCAACTACTCGGGCATCACCGGGTCGCTGGGGTCGGTGACGGGCAATGTCGACGGCAAGGTGATCACCTCGCGCCGCTTCTTCGGGGCCAGCCAGACGAGCCAGATTCCGCGTGCCGACATGCCCGGTCTGTTGTCGATTCCTCAATCTGCTGCATATGGGCAGATCCTCGACGGTGACACGCTCGACGGCGCGGGAGAGTTTGCCGGCCGACTTCTGCGGGCAGTACGCACGGGCGGAAGCAACACCTTTGACGCCAGTGCGAACAGTGCCCTGTGGAGCGGCGCGGCCCTGTTCGATGTGACTGGTCCGTGGAGGTAGCGTGGCACACCTGACACGAGGAGCAAGGGCAAATGTCGGCGGCCGGTGGGTGCGGCCGACCTACTTCCCAGATGCGCGTTGGGGCCGCGGCCGCATCACCGGCACGGTGGAGCTCTACGGCACGCCGGCCAACACGTTTTTGCGCCGCATGGTGCGCCTGTACCGCGAGGTCGATGGCGTGCTGCTACAGCAGGTCTGGAGCGATGCGGTCACGGGCGTCTACGTGTTCAACGACGTGGACCCGGCCGGCATCTACACGGCGATGACCTACGACTACACGAATGACAAGCGCGTGGTGGCCGCGGATCACATCTGCCTGGCCAATGGGACCTTGGAGCTGATCCCATGAACGTGCAGGCGGTCAATGCGATGTTGGTCGGGCTGCTCGCGCGCATCGGCACGGCCGGCGCGATGAAGTTCTTCTCGGGCACGAAGCCGGTCGAGGGAGGCGGCGAGACGACGCGCTTGGCTACGGTCGTGCTCGCCGAGACGGCCGGTGTCGTGGACAGCGGTCGCGTGACGCTCACGCCGCGCGATGCCTTCGTGCTGGCTGAGGCCACTGGCGTGCCGACATGGGGTCGCCTCGAAACGACCGATGGCATGTGGGTGTGGGATTTCACCGTGAGCGGCCAGAGCGGCAGCGGGCAGGTGAAGGTGACCGTGGTTGATCCAACGCCGGGCGACCCTGAGGGCAAGCTCTACCAGGGCGGCAAGTTCTTTCTGACAAGGGCGAATCTTGGCGAATAGGCTGATCTTTCGCGACCCCCCGGTCACGGGATCGCCGGTCCGCCTCGTCTTCGGCCAGCCCGAAACGCCGGACAGCCTCGCCTACGCATCCGGCACGCTGCCGCTGCCGGTCTTCATGTTCACGGGCGAGGCCTCAACAGGGGCGCCGTCGTCGGCCCTCGCTGAGGGCTCGCTCGGTGCGCTGCCGGTTTTCGTCCTGTCCGGGGATTCTGCCTACGACAGTGCGACCGAACGCCCCGTAGTCGGCGGCGCCGCATCGCGGTGGCAGCGTGCGGCGGAGCAGCCTGCGACCATCGCCAGCCGCTGGCAGGCGGCCCAACGCGCTTCAGGCAGGGTAGGGGTGCGGCAGCAGGCCGCGGCGCCGCTGTCGGCCGGCTATCGCGCTCCGTGGGTGGATTCCACGCGGGTGCGTGTCGGTGCGCGCACGGGCTGGCAGGACGCGGACGGCCTGCGCGCGAGCGCGCTGCTCGCGTGGGAGGAGTCCGAGCGGCTGCGCGACGGGGCGCGCACGCGCTGGCAGGAGGCCGAGCGCCTGCCGGTGGCAACGGTGGTCGTGCGGCATCAGGCCGCGCTGCATGTGCGCCGCGGCGCTGCGTCGGCCTGGCAGGAGGCCGAGCGCATCGAGGTGTCGAGCGGCGTCCCCGTGCATTGGGGCCGCGATGTGCGCCGCGGCTGGCGCGTGCGCTGGCAGGAAGCGACGCAGCCTGTCGCGGGCAAGCGACCCATCGTGGAGCCGCCCGAGGACCCTTGCTACATCCCGAGCACGCGGCTCGTTTTCAGAGCCCCGGCCGCTCGCAACAACCGGCTGATTTTCATTTGCGAACGGCACCAGCAATCGCCCGGAATCGCGCCACTTTTCATTCCTCTCCTGAGGTTCTACATGTCTACACATCACCTTGAGGCGGTCCTGCTCCCGTCTCTGGAGCGTGTCCCTCTCTCGGACGTGGTGATCGAGGCCGACGCCTCCATGCCGCATTGGAAGCTGAGCGCCAGCGGACCGCTCGGACTGCTTGAGCAGTTCGGGTTAACTGGAACTCCCAAGCTGGTAAGGGTCACGGTCGATGGCCTTCCTTGGGTATTCGCCATCGAAGGCCGAGGGCGCTCGCGCGTTCCTGGCGAGCGGCGAGCGCGCCTGACAGGGCGCAGCGTGCCGGCACTGCTGGGCGCGAATGGATTGCCGGTGCAGACCTGGTTGAATGAGGCGCCTATATCGGCAGCTCAGATCGTGGGGCAGGCGCTGCAGTTCACAGGCGTCGACGTGGACTGGCAGATCCCTGACTGGTTGGTGCCAGCCGGCGCCTGGAGCTTTCGCGGCAAGCCGCTGGCCGCGGCGGTGCGCGTCGCGGAGGCAGTGGGCGCCGTGCTGCAGAGCCACCCGACCGATCCGACGTTGATCTATTTGCCCAGGTACAAGCACATGCCCTGGGAATGGGACGCCGGCACGACCACTCCAGACGTCTCGGTGGCCAGCGCGGCGATCAGAAACGACGATCTGGAGCTCGACGAGCAGCCAAGCTGGGAGGCGGTCTACGTCTTCGGTGGCGCCCAGGGCGTAGGGCGTCGCGTCGTGCGAAACGGGACCGCAGGCGACATCCTTCACGAGCAAGTCGTTGACGACCTGATCACGGCCCACGAGGCGGCAGTGGAGCGCGCCCGCTCGGTGCTGGGCGGCGGCGGTGCGCAGTCGCAGGTATCCGTATCGCTCCCAATCCTGACAGGCGGAACGCTTCCCGGCGTGCTTCGCGTCAACCAGTTGCTGGAGGTGAACGAGCCGACGGAGACCTGGCGAGGCTTGGTGCGAGCGGTTTCTGTGCGAGCAAGCATGGAGGACGTCAGCCAATCCGTGAGGGTCGAGAGGCACTTCCTATGAGCATCTCCCTTTTTCTCCAGCTGGAGCAGTTGCGCCAGACGGACCCGCTGCTTTCCGGCGTGGTGGCGCAAGTGCACGCGGATGGAACCGCGACCGTGACACTGCCGGGCGCTGGGCAGATGCGGGTACGCAATCCGCTGGCCAGCGCGCAAGGCGCCTTCGTCTATCTCCAGGGCGGCGCCATCAGCGGCGCCGCGCCGGCGCTAGAAGTCATCGACGTTTTCATCTGATGCTCCAGGAGGTGCCCCAAGCGTTATAGACGCCTAAAAAAAGACGGGCGACCTGGTCGAGTGCGCGAACACCCTTCCAAGCCCCAATTCGCAGAACGAGCCTGCAAGCTGGCAAGGCCCGCCTACCCTGTACAGAGCGGGTCGAGCCTACCAAAAAACGGAAACTGGCTTGCAAAATATGAAAGAGATTCGTTGCGGCGGATGCCGTCGCAAACTCGGCACGGGCGTCTTCACCCAGCTCGTGATCAAGTGCCCCCGGTGCGGGGCGATGAACCACCTGAGCACCCCGAGTGCCTCGTCAGAACGCCATCAGAGCGTCCAACCAGGCCAAAGCTCAGATGACCGATCCCACGAACCCTCAATTTTCGTTTCTGGATGAACCGCCGCCCGCCGCGGCCGCCGGCCGGCCATCGCTGGCTAAGCGCTTCTTGACCGTCCCTTTCACTGTGCTCGACGCCCGCACGGGCTGGTGGCAGGGCCGCAAAGCAGATTGGCTGCGTCTTGGCCTGCGATCAGACGTTGGACGCGACGAGCAACTGCTGTTCTCCGCCTCCTCTCAGCCGCCCGATGTGTATGAGGCCAAGACCGAGTACCAGGTGCGCGTGGGGCGAGAGGTCAGCTGGGCGGAGTTCATCGAGGCGAACCCGGGCGTGGCCCGGCAGCCCGGCACGAGCATCTTCGACCCCGTCCTGTGCGAGCTGGTGTACCGTTGGTTCTGCCCCGTGGACGGCCAGATCCTGGACCCGTTTGCCGGCGGGTCCGTTCGTGGGGTAGTGGCCGCACTCTGCGGGCGCCGATACGCTGGCGTAGACCTCCGCGCCGAGCAGATCGACGCCAACCGGGCGCAATGGGCCGAGATCGGCCAGCCAGGCGATACCGCCCCCGTCTGGCGCTGCGGGGACAGCCGAGGCATCGCCACGCTCTGCACCGGGCTGGCCGCTGACCTGGTCTTCTCCTGCCCACCCTATGCTGATCTGGAGGTTTACTCCGACGACCCGGCCGACCTGTCGACAATGGACTACCCCCAGTTTTTGGCCGTCTATCGCGAGATCATCGCGAGCGCAGTCGGCATGCTCAGGCCCGATCGCTTCGCCTGCTTTGTGGTGGGCGACGTGCGCGATCGGCGAGGTTTCTATCGGGAATTCGTGTCTGACACCATCGCGGCCTTTCGGGATGCAGGAGCCAGGCTCTACAACGAGGCGATCTTGGTCACGCCGGTGGGCTCCCTGGCCATGCGCGCAGGCAAGCAGTTCGAGATCTCGCGCAAGCTGGGGAAAGCGCACCAGAACGTGCTGGTGTTCGTGAAGGGCGATCCGAGGAAGGCGACCGCCGCGTGTGGGCCGGTGGGTTGACCGGCACTAGTCCCCGAAGCGTTCCAGCAGCGCGGCCCGGCCGGCCGCTTTGACGGCCTCGATGTCCTTGCCGAGTTGGATCATGAACCGAGGATTGGTGTAGGCCGCCCGCGCGTCCAGCACGGCATTTCGGTGGCGGTCCAGCCTTGGGAAAGATGCCGCAAGACGGATGGCTTCGGGCCAGTCGCCGGCAGCCATGTGCCGGCGGACGATCGACGCTTTCGATTGAGGCGCAGTAGACATCCGAGTCCCGCAGAGTTGAGCGGGTCGGACTCTATGAGGTGCCGCAGGAATGTCCAGGCTTTGCCGGGGTCTCAGCCGGCTAGATCGGCTGAGCGAAGACGGCGACCCAGTGGGAGTGGCTGCTCTTGTGGTGCCGGGACTCCCTCCGTTCGAAAGTGACTCGCACGCGCCCGACGCGCTCGGTGTCGAGATCGACGTCTCGAAAGGCTGGCTCGCTGTCGGCCGGTTCGGGCAGCTGACCCACGGCGGCGGATAGCTCGTCGACCGCGATGCTTGCCAGCACGCCGTTCGGATGGAAGGGCTTGCTGAAGTCTGGCCGCTGGCCATCGCCGTACTGCACCAGCATCTTCAAGGCGGTCATGCCGTTGCGCACGCCCTTGTCCTCGTCGCAGTTGTTGAAGATCATGTGCGCGTTGCGCGCCTTGTAGGCCAGCCGCACCGTCTCAGCGATGATCCCCTTCAACTCCGCATCCGAGTACTCGTAGGAAAACCGTTCGGCGGGCGAGCTGACCGTCGCGTTGTAGGTCTCGGTGTTCCTGCCATGCAGGCGCACCAGCATGTAGTCGGGGTTCGTGACTTCCCAGATGGGCGGCACCGAGTTGTCGAAGCCACGCGGGCCGTCGACGACCGTGTGCACCGCGCCCAGGGCACGCAGCATGGCAAGGGTATCGACGGTCCGCTTCGCGCCGTCCCACCAGCTGCTGTGCCGGAACTCCACGCTGAAGGTGTGCGCGTCCAGCTTCTCTCGGATGGCCTCGAGGTGCGCCGTCACGCGAGGCGAGGGGACCACCGAGGGCGGAAACTGGAAGTGGATCAGCCCCAGCTTGCCATTCACGCGCAGCGGCTCGAGCGACTGGCGGAAGGCATCCCACAGCGCGTCTTTCACCTCGTCGGCGGTATCGCGGTAGAGCAGCCGCTTCCGGCCAGGCAGTAGCTCTTTCACGCCGCGCGGCAGCACCTGGACGTCGGTCTGGTGGCCGGTGAAGAACCGGAACGCCTTCACGTTGAAGACGAAGCCCTCGGGCGTGCGGGCCGCCCAGTTGTGGGCGTTCGTCTGCGAGGGAATCGCGTAGTAGCTGCTGTCGACCTCGACCAGCGGGAAGATGCTGGCGTAGTAGCGCAGGCGCGCCTCCGGCGTCTTGCAGTCCGAAGGGTAGAAGCGGCCGCACTCGATCAGCGTCTTCTCGGCCCATGATGCGTGCCCGACGAGCGTCAT